GCAGTAGCCCGCCGCGTCACAGCCAAGGCCCAGCTACGGGCATACCGTGAGATAGCGATATTACCCCGCCGGGTGTTCGCATGCCTGCCAGTGGCCTCCGTAGACGATTTAAACGGCATTCGGCATTTGGTGGGCGTGGAGTTTGACGGCGACATGAGGCCGGTGGTCATCCCTGACGGGCAGATCGCGGCATTCAAGGCGGTGATTGACGCTGAGAACAGGGCGGCTCTGGCGCTGTCACAGTCGGCCAGCAGAAAGCAGAAGGCGAAATGGCGTTCCCTCCATGACGCTCTGGTTGAGATGATTGACGGGGCAAGGGCGCAGTTGGAGCAGGCGGCATGAAGTGGTTTCCAAAGGGAAAGGCAACATGGCCGCTGGAAGACATGCCAGCCAGATATTTTGCAGACAATCCGTCCGTCCCGGTAATAGGCGCGGCTAATGAAATTCTGGCGAGCATGGTCCGGGCGATAGACCAACTTGAAGCCCGCGTTGAGAGCCTTGAAAAACAGGTTCACGATTTGATGCAATGGCCGTGAAATGCGCCATAAAAAAGTTACAATTACCCCCGATATTGCACGATGACGAATTGCATATGGCGCTCAAGAGGGTTCGCCCCGTGCCTGTAACCGCTGCACCCGTTGCGGCGTGTTGAGAAGAATTGCCTGAAATTGGAATATCGAAGCCCCAACGTGGCCGAGGTATCCCGCCACGCCGCGTGGTCGCGGTAAAAAACACCACGCGCCTATTCCCCTGCGTCATCCAACCTCGCAACGTTCCCCGACTGCACCCGTTCTGCGGTTAAAGCGCAGGGGATACCCTTTCCCGCCCGCGACCACTGCCACCCCTTCAAGGTACAGCGTAGAGCAGATTGCGCTTGCGCGGCGGGAACCCTCATCGCCAGAAAAGAAAGCAGCAATGATGCCGTTTGAATACCATGTGTATCTGATGGCTGGGTTTGTTGCCGCGTTTATGGCGGGGTTGCTGGTTTCGCGGTTGATGCGGTTTTGATTACAGCCTTAATGCGCTTGATTAACGGGCCGACAACTGGCGGTTCATCATCATCGTCAAGATAACTCAGGCTTTCCAGAAGGCCGCTGTTATCAACAGCCTTGAGGACGGCCAGCATTTCTTTTTCAAGCGGTGTCATTGCTGTTCTCCTACTTGATTGGCGGAAGACCGTGGGCGACTGCGGCACATGCCAGAGCGATGTACTGAGGAATACGAACAGACCCGTCAAGGTAACGGTCCAGCGTCGAACGGGCGATACCCAATGAGGAAGCCGCCCCCACCTTGTTGAGGTGAAGGCGGTCCATCCAGGCTTCAAGGCTTTGCGGGGTCATTGGCGGTTCCTCGAGGTTTTATCTTGCAAGACCGAGGCGTTCCCGGCCCGGTATAAAAAAGGCAGGGAAGGGAGGGATGAGAACCCCTCCCACTCCTTTACAGGAAGTTCTCGTTGCAGAACTCGGCCCACTTCTCAGCGGCGGCGAGGCCACCCTCGTTATTGCGGAATGCCCGAACGCGGCGGCCCTGCGGGTTGATGACATAGGCACCTTCCAGTTTCTCGCGCTTGCCCATGCCATTCACCGAACCGCCGATCCCGTATTCCGTTACTGCTTGGGCTGTGAACTTGTTCATCTGCGTTCTCCGTTGTTGATGACCAATACATAGCACACGCTGTAGCGATTGCAACAACAATCCGCCGGAAACGTAACATCCGCTGCAAAAAGCAATAATATTGCGCGGCGAACCCCATCACAAGCAAAGAGGCCAGCATGAGCGACCAAGCCAATGAGGCAGTCGCGGGTGAAGTCACAAACACGCGCGGCAGACCGTCCAAATACAGCGAAGCCTATTGCGAAGAGATCATCTCGCTTATGGCAACTGGCCTTTCACTCACCGCCGCTGCTGCTGAACTCGGTATTCACAGGGATACCGTTTACGCTTGGGAAAGTTCCATTCCCGAGTTTTCCGACGCTATAAAGCTGGCAAGGGGCAAACGGACGCTCAAATTGGAGCGCGACCTTCTCGGTGCTTCTGACGGTCCGACTGTCACAAGCCGCATCTTCGCACTGAAGAACGCCTGCGCTGATGAGTGGCGCGAGAAGGTTACGACAGAGCAGACCGGACCCAATGGCGGGCCGCAGGAAATACTACACCGCATTGAGCGCGTCATAACCAAGTGAGCACCCTGCGGATTGAAACCGCGCCAGTGTTCGAACCGCTTCTAGTCCCGTCACGCTACAAGGGTGCCTGGGGTGGTCGCGGTTCCGGCAAGTCCCACTTCTTCGCAGAGAGCATGATTGAATACGCGCTAATGACGCGCGGCTTTCGTGGGTTGTGTGGTCGTGAAATTCAGAAGTCGCTGAAGGACTCGGCCAAATTCCTGATTGAGAGCAAGTTGTCGAAGTTCCGTGTCGGGGAGGCGCATGGCTTCAAAGTATTTCGGGAAGTCATCGAGACGCCGGGTGATGGCGCGATTATGTTCCAGGGCCTGCAAGATCATACGGCAGAGTCTATTAAGTCTTTCGAGGGCCTAGACGTATTTTGGGGAGAGGAAGCCCAAAGCCTGTCACAGCGGTCTATGGACCTTCTCAGGCCGACAATCCGAAAGGAAGGTTCTGAACTGTGGATGGGCTGGAACCCTCGGCGCAAGTCTGACCCTGTTGACGCAATGCTGCGGGGCGAAAACCTGCCTACTGGCGCAATCGTCGTTAAGGCCAACTGGTCAGACAATCCGTGGTTCCCAAGCGTCCTTGAGCAGGAACGCCTAGACTGCCTCAGAAGCCAGCCTGACCAGTATCCGCATATCTGGGAAGGTGACTACGCCACGGTGCTGACGGGCGCTTACTACGCCAAGCACTTGGCAGAGGCCAGAGCGCAGGGCCGGATCGGCAAGGTAGCAGCTGACCCACTCATGCAGATTAGAGCATTCTGGGACATAGGGTTCAATGATAGCACGGCCATCTGGGTCGCTCAGTTCGTTGGACGCGAAGTCCGTGTCCTCGACTACTACGAAGCGCAGGGGCAACCGCTCGCGGCCCACTTGGTATGGCTGCGAGATCGGTGGAGTAACTGTTTATGTGTACTCCCCCATGACGGTGCCCAGCATAGCAACGTTACTGGAATGCGCTTCGCAGATCATATCCGCCAAGCTGGCTTCAAAGCTGAAACAGTAGACAACCAGGGCAAGGGCGCTGCGATGAAGCGCATTGAGGCGGCCCGCAGACTGTTCCCGTCCATCTGGTTCAACGAAGACACAACGCGGGCTGGCTTGGACGCGATCGGCTGGTATCACGAAAAGCGCGACGAGGCCCGCAACATTGGCTTGGGGCCTGACCACGATTGGTCTTCACACGCCGCAGACGCATTTGGCCTGATGGCCGTGGCCTACGAAGCCCCCAGAGAGAAGACAAAGCCCAGAGAACGCGCCCATGTCGGCGGCGGCAGCTGGATGTCATAATTTAGGAGGCCCGATGGCTTCGGAAGACGATACCCTGAAGAAGGAAATTGAGGAATTTGAAGAGGCATACGAAGCGGAGTCTGAAAACCGCAACGTGGCCTTGGATGACCTCAAATTTGCCCGTCTTTCCGAGCAGTGGCCTGAGCAGATCAGGAAACAGCGCGAGATCGATGGCCGTCCGATCCTGACGATTAACAAGATGCCTGCGTTCATTCGCCAGGTGGTCAACGATAGCCGTCAAAATCGCCCGCAGATCAAGGTGAAGCCCGTCGATGACAAGGCTGATATTGACACGGCGAACGTGCTGGAAGGTCTTATCCGCAATATCGAGCGCACTTCCAAGGCCGATGTCGCTTATGATACGGCGGTTGACTACGCGGTTTCGATGGGCTGGGGCTACATCCGCGTCAACATTGACTATGAGTACGATGACACTTTCGACAAGTGTCTCAAGATTGAACGTATCGCTAACCCCTTCAGCGTCTACGGTGATCCGTATTCGACAAGCATGGACGGCTCCGACTGGAACCGATGCTGGATCACGGAACTAAAGTCGAAGGAAGAGTTCACGGCCAAGTGGAAGAACGCTGACCCCGTTGATTGGGAAAGCCTTGGCTATGACAACCTCAAGGCCCCTTGGCGTGACAGCGACGATATTCTGATCTGTGAAAGCTGGCACCGCGAGGAAACCCAGCGTGAGATTTATCAGCTTTCGTCGGGCGAGATTGTCGGCAAGCAGGAATATGAAGCGGGCCGCGACATTTTCGAGATGGCAGGCATTGTGCCTGTGAACAACCGCACGACCAAGGCTTACAAGATTACCCAGCGCATTATGACGGGCGCGGAAATTCTGGAAGAGAACGAGTGGCTGGGCCAGTATCTGCCCATCATTCCTGTCTATGGCGAGGAACTGAATGTTGAAGGAAAGCGTTATTTCCGTTCTCTCATTCACCACGCAAAAGACGCTCAGAGAATGTTCAATTATTGGCGCACAACTGCGACTGAATTGGTGGCACTTGCGCCGCGCGTTCCGTTCATCGGTGAGGAAGGCGCTTTTGACGCTGACCCGAACTGGCTGACGGCGAACTCTCAGAACCACGCTTTCCTTCAGTACGCGCGCGGGACCAATCCGCCCCAGCGTCAGCCCCTCGACGGCGGCGGCGCTGCGGGTGCCATGTCTGAGGCCCTTGCGGCGTCTGACGATATGAAAAGCATCATCGGCATGTATGACGCTTCCCTTGGGCAGCGCAGCAACGAAACGTCAGGCCGTGCTATTATGGCCCGTCAGCGCGAGGGTGACGTCAACACCTTCCACTTCGTTGACAACCTTGCCCGTTCCATCCGCCATGTGGGCTGCGTCCTGATTGACCTTATTCCGAAGGTCTACAGCGGTCAGCGCATCATTCGCATTATCGGCCAGGATGACAGCGAGGAAGTCGCCAAGATCGGTGAGCAGGAAGAGGGCGGCGAGGCTCCTGACCAAGAAGACATGATGGCGCAGCAGTCGGGCATGCCGGAAGGCGTCGAGCGCATCTACGACTTGGGCCTTGGCCGCTATGACGTTGCGGTTGATACCGGGCCTTCCTTCACGACCCGCCGCGAGGAACAGGCGCAGCAGATGATTGAACTGATCCGTGGCTATCCGCAGGCTGCACCGCTCATTGGTGACTTGCTGGTGAAGTCGCTGGATTGGCAGAACTCGGAAGAGATTGCCGAACGCCTCAAGAGCATGCTTCCGCAGCAAGTCAATGACGGTGTTCCGCCCGAATTGAAGCAACAGATTCAGGAAGGCCAGCAGCGTCTTCAGCAGTTGGAACAGGAAAACCAGCAGCTAAAGGGCAAGGCTCAGATTGACGCCATGAAGGCGCAGAACGAGGAAAAGAAGGTCCAGATTGAGGCGTACAGGGCCGAGACGGAGCGCATGCAGGCCGAGCAGGCTATGGCAGCACCGTTGCCGCCTGTCGCCAATCCTGTCTCCCCGGTGAGCATTTCCATGCCGGAACAGGTTGGCGGTGCCTTGGCCCAGAACCTTGCCCAGACGGTTGCCCCAATCATCGCTCAGTCCGTGGCGCAGGCCATGCAGCAGACAATGGCGACAATGCCTGCCCTCAAGACGCAGCCGATGAAGCGCACCCCTGTTCGTGACCCGCAGACGGGCCTGATTATGCACACGATTGATGAGCCTCTCGACGAGCAGGCACCCCCTCAAGCCCCAATGGTGATTTGATATGGCTACCTTCGTTAAGTACGATTCCGGCGTTGAACAGTTCTTCAACAAGATCAGTGACGGCTTCGGCGCAACTGACACCTGGAAGGCTGCTATTCACACGGACGCGCCCGTTGTGGCGACTGATACCGTGCTGGCCGACCTGACGCAGATCGCGGGCAGCAACGGCTACACCACGGGCGGCAATACCATCACGTTCACATCGTCTCGTTCTGGCGGCACCATCACTGCCACGGCCACGGACGTTGTGTGGACGGCTGCGGGCGGCAACCTTGGCGCTTCGACCACGGGGCGTTATTTCAGCATCTACGATGACACGCCGACCTCGCCCGCTGACCCGCTTCAGATGTACTACGATTACGGGTCAACCTTCACGGTGGCCGACACAGAGACTATGACCATAGACTTCGGCGCTTCGTTCTGGACCGCCGCCTAATGGTTGAAAGGTCGAACGCCCCGCAATCACTTGCGTGGGAACCACTCGATAGCGAACACATCCTTGCTTGCCCCCGCGCTGCGGTGACGGATTATCTGCATGTCATCCCCGAACGGTGGGTGGAAGCATTCCAGAACCACCCGAGCACATGCTGCAAGGAAGCGACGAACCTGGACGTTGAGGCTTGGTGGTCAACTGCGGCTGAACAGGCCAAGGGAACGCCGGATGTTTACAAGTTTCACTGCAATACCTGTAACGCCTGCCATGTACGCTTTTGCGTTGGTGGCAATCACCCCACGGACCCGACGAAGCTTGATATTCGTCCCTTCTGGGAGGTTCGCTAGTGGCATCAATTACCCACGCAACGGTTGCCACCGGAACTGACGCAGGCAACGGCGAAATTCGCAAGGCGGAATGGAACGAAGACCACGTTCTTGTGGGTGTGCCGTATGTCTTTGCCCACTCGGCTGTTGCGGTATCTGTAAGCGCGGTCACAACTGAGGAAGTGCTGGCAACGATTACCATTCCCGCAGGCGCTATGGGTGCCAACGGATATGTTGACATCTACACCAGTTTTTCAGCCAACAACAACGCGAACCAGAAGCAGATGCGTATTCGTGTCGGCGGTACGGGCGGCAATAACTACCTCAATTCCAACCTCGCCAGCCTTGTGAACAATTCGCGGTTTACGCGGGTGATGAATATCAACTCGGTTTCGTCGCAGAAGGCGCTTACTCAGGACGGCAACGCCAACGGTTTTGGCAGCGCGGGCGGTGCGGCAGCAACGTCAACCGTCACCACTTCATCGGCCTGGGATTTAGTTATTTCCGGTCAAAAGGTGGC